AAGGGGAAGGGAAAGGACCCCCCTGCCTTTCCGATCTATACCTCCCCGATCACCACCGGTACGGTCCCTAGCGGTCCGTGTGTGGGCCAAACTGAACAGGATTAGTAACTTTATGACCCAAACTAAAAAGCCTGTATATGGGGCTACTGAGCCTCGGCTACATAGTCCCTACATTAAGGGCCCTAATCGTGGCGATGAAATCTCGCAGCTTGCCGAGAGTATTGGCTTGCCTCTTTTGCCTTGGCAGGATTTTGTAATTAGAGATATGACGGCCGTAGACGAGGCTAATATGTTTATCCGTAAAACTAATCTCGTTTTATGCGCCCGGCAACAGGGTAAAACTCACCTCGCGCGTATGATGATGCTCGGGCATATGTTTTTATTCGATAGCCCTAATGTACTTATTATGAGCTCTAATAGATCGATGGCCTTAGACACCTTTAGGCAAGTGGCCTACGCTATCGAGGGATCAGCTGAGCTAAGCCGGCAGGTCAAACAGATCCGGTACGCTAACGGCACGGAAAGTATCGAGCTAAAAAATGGACACCGCCTCGATGTAGTCGCAGCGACTAGGGACGGATCGCGCGGCAGGTCAGCCTCGTTTTTATACGTTGATGAAATCCGCGAAATATCCGAGGAGGGCTTTAGAGCTGCTACTCCTACTACACGCGCTAAACCAAACGCTCAAACACTTTTAACCTCAAATGCAGGCGATAGTTTTAGTACCGTACTTAACGATTTAGTCGAGCGAGCTCGCAGTACACCGCCTAAGACTTTTGGCTATTACGAGTACTCAGCTCCGCCTTTTGCCAAGATAACCGACCGTAGCGCGTGGGCTTACGCTAACCCGGCGCTTGGATATATGGTAACTATGGAGGCTCTCGAGGAGGCGGTAGCTACTCAACCTATCGAGACTACTAAGACTGAGATGTTATGCCAATGGGTCAGCTCGACCGCTAGCCCTTGGCCGCATATGTCGGTAGAGGAGTCAGGCAATAAGGATCTAAAACTTACTCCCGGGCCTCTTACTATTTTCGCTTTTGACGTAGCTCCTAGCCGCCGCGATGGATCGCTAGTTATGGGCCAAGTACTCCCCGATGGTCGCATAGGCGTAGCTGTACTTGAGATATTCCACTCGGACGTATCGATCGATGAGCTTTTTGTAGCTAACGCAATAGCCAAGTGGGCAAAAGTTTATTATCCGAGAGCTGTCGCATACGACAAGTACACTACGGCCTCTATCGCTAAACGCCTTGAGGTAAACGGTATACAGATTATGGATATATCCGGTACTAAGGGTTATCAGGCCTCCGGAGATCTCTATGAAGCGCTCGCTAATAAAAGACTTGTGCACTCGGGGCAAGATGAGCTAGTTACTCATATGGCTAATTGCGCCGCTAAAGAGTCGGACGCATCTTGGAGAATTATCCGCCGTAAATCCGCCGGCCCGGTCGATATTGCTATCGGCTTGAGTATGGTCGTACACGTACTAACGCAGCCTTTAGGAGAGGCTAAAGTTTACGTTTAGACACGCTCAAGATAACGGTACATATGCTTGACTATATGGGAAAATGGAGACTATGGGACTATTACAAACACTTGGCTTTAAGTCAGCTGAAAAGCAGACCGTAGAGGCTCAGTATGCCCCGGCCGTTATGGATACTACATACGGCTACGGATCGTTTAATACTAATAGCGCTTTTGGATATAACGGCGTAGGTATTGATCGTAATTTTGCACTTCAAGTTAGTAGCGTAGCTCGCTGCAGAAACCTTATAGCCGGAGTAATTTCCTCGATCGATTTATCATTATATAAAAAATCAACCGGTGAAAAATTAGGCTCTCCAGTTTGGTTAGAGCAGCCCGATCAAAGACAACCTCGTAGCGTAACTATCTCGGCCACGGTGGATTCGTTGATGTTTTATGGGGTGAGTTACTGGGTTGTAAATTCTTTGTATGCCGATGATGGCAGGCCTTCCGGTTTTGAGTGGGTAGCTAATAACCGAGTTACATATACTACAAACCAATACGGTACTCAAATAAAAGATTATTTTCTTGATGGTCAATTAGTACCGATGGCTGGTATTGGATCACTCGTTACTTTTCAGTCTTTGTTACCCGGAGTATTACAGTCTGCAGGTACAACTATTAAAGCCGCTTGGGATGTTCAAAGAGCCGCCTCTATATCTGCAGCTACTCCAATGGCTACTACTATTCTTAAAAATAACGGAGCCGATTTACCCGAAACACAGATCCAAGGAATTTTAGCGGGATGGAACTCAGCGAGAAAAAATCGCAGTACGGCATATTTGACCTCTACTCTCACTGCAGAAAATATCGGCTTTAGTCCTAAAGATATGATGTATAACGAGGCATCACAGTACTTAGCTACTGAAATCGCTCGAGCTATGAACGTACCGGCCTATATGATCTCTGCAGATATGAATAATTCGATGACATATCAAAATATTTTAGATGGCCGTAAAGAGTTTGTAGCCTACTCACTACAGCCTTATATCTCTGCTATTGAGGATCGTTTATCAATGAACGATATAACCAATAGCTCAAATCAAGTACGTTTTGCTGTAGATGATACGTTTTTACGTGTCGATGCAAAAAATCGTTTAGATATTATCGAGAAAATGTTAAATCTCGATTTAATCGATGTAGATCAAGCTAGATCGATGGAACAATTAACACCGCTAGGAGATGCAAGTGCTACTAACGTTTAGCCAAGAAATCCAAGCCGCCGATACAGAGCGCCGAATCGTATCGGGACTCGTTGCACCATATGGCGAGATCGGGCATACAAGCGCAGGCCCGGTAATGTTCGAGCGCGGATCTATTACTTATGCCGAAGCCTCAAAGATAAAATTATTAATGCAGCATCAACAAGATAAACCGGTAGGGCGAGCGATTTCGTTTAGCGACTCTACAAGTGGAGTTTATGGTTCCTTTCGTTTGAGTATGAGCACCCGGGGACAGGACGCTTTAACTCTTGCGCAGGAAAATCTCGTTAGTGGCTTATCCGTAGGGGTGGATGTAACCGCCTCTAAGCCAATGGGAGATTACCTGCTTGTCACGGCGGCCGTCCTAAAAGAGGTGTCGCTCGTCGAGAGCGCCGCATTTTCTAGCGCCTCCGTCGATGAAATTATGGCGGCACGTGCAGCTCTTGAAGCTGCAACAAGTACAAAAGAAAAAACTACAACTATTTCTACGACTATCGTAGAGATCGAAACCGAAACAGAAACCGAAAGCGAGGAAGCTGTGACTACAGCCCCAGAAAATACACCGGAGGAAACTCCGGTAGATGTACCGGTCGAGGCTGAAAAAGTCGAGGCCGCTCGTAAGATAATCCGTCCATCCGGACTTAACTCTCAAACAGTCCGTACTCCTATCGTCTCTATGGCTACATATACAGAGCATAAAATCAAAGCTGCACTAGGTAGCGATGAATCTAAGCTCTATGTAACCGCGGCAGATGATTTTGGTACAAATCCCGCGTTTAATCCGACTCAGTACCTACAAGAATTTGTAACTAATACACGTTTTGGTACACCTGCTATTGATGCTTGTTCACAGGGAGTTTTGCCTGCTCAAGGTATGACAATTAACGTGCCATCACTTGTAACCTCAGCCGGTGGCGGTACAGGCGTAGCGCCAACCGTTACAGTAGAGGCAGAAAATGGCGCGGTATCTAATACCGATATGCAGACCGCTTATCTTTCAGGAAGTGTGTCCAAGTACAGTGGTATGGGCACCATCAGTATTGAGCTTTTAGAGAGGTCAGATCCTAATTTCTACGCAGAACTAACACAACAGCTACAAAATGCATACCTAACTACTATCGATACAGCCGTACTAAATGCACTACTAACAGCTAGTACAGGCTCAACACCTACATCAGCTGATAGCGATGGAGTTATTGCGTTTACCTCACAAGCTGCAGCAGCCATCTACAAAAATACAGGTTACTTTGCACAAAACTACGTCGGTAACGCTGCACAATGGCAGCTACTAATGGGCGCAACAGACACCACAAAGCGACCTATCTATAACGCTATCCAACCAATGAACGCAGCCGGACAAGTAGGCCCACAGTCTATTCGCGGTAACGTACTCGGCTTGGATCTCTACGTAGATAAGAACTTTACAGAAACCACAGTAGACGATTCATCAGCGTTAATTTTAGCGCCTGAGGCGTTTACTGTTTATCGCAGTCCACAAGCTTATATGTCCGTAAATGTTGTATCTAACCTACAGGTTCAGGTTGCAATTTATGGATTTATGGCAACGATCGCAAAAATGCCTAACGGTATTGTTCGCTACCTAAAGGCGTAAGTAAAAAACTAATAGTCGGTAGGGCTCTTAGCCCTTTGAGCCCTACCGGCCCTTTTTAAGATAGGAGTAAAGAGATGCCGGCTACATACGTAACCGAGGCTGAGCTACGCGCTAACCTTGGTATCGAAAATCTTTACTCAAGCGATATAGTCGAGACTTGCTGCCAGACCGCGCAGGATCTCCTAAATCAGTTTTTATGGTTTGACTCAGCTCCCGTAGTGGGAGTAACGCTACAAAATAACGTAATTACAGCGATGATCGCTAATCCTATGATTTTTAGCACTGGTCAGAGCGTAACCTTGAGTGGATGCGGCTCAACCTTTAACGGTACTTACACCATTACCGGTACGATCCCTTGGTCAGCTGGCACTACATCACAGCTACCCTCGATCGTATGGAATAACACTTATTTTAATTGGCCTAATGGCTATAGCTTTATTCAATTCCCTAAGACTGCCGCTAACGTCAATTTCCAACGCGTATTACCTTATGGCTCAGCTGTAGGAGCAGATACAAAAACTAACTCATACGCTACGACTCCGGCTATCCGTGAGGCAGCAATGATCCTTGCAGTAGATATTTTTCAGGCTCGGCAGGTTAGTCAAACCGGCGGCGTAACGATCGATGGTTTTAGTCCCTCGCCCTATCGGATGGGTAATTCGATGATCGGCAAAATCAGGGGGCTCATAAGTGGCTACCAAAATCCTAACAGTATGGTCGGATGATGCCAGCTGCAATTACTACACTCCGAGCCTCAGTAGCTACAGCTTTAGCTAATCCAAACGTTTGGAATACCTACAGCTTTCCACCTACAACAATTACAGCTAATAGCGTTATCGTGGCCCCGGCAGATCCTTACATAACTCCAAGTAATAACACTTATAACGCTATTTCACCTTTAGCTAACCTAAAAATTATTATGACGGTGCCAATGCTGGATAACCACGGGAACCTCAACGGTATCGAAACTACAGCGGTAGCAGTATTTAATAAACTTGCTGCCTCAAATATAGTAATGAATATTGGCAGTATGTCAGCTCCTACAGTACTTAGCGTACAAAGTGGAGACTTACTTACCGCTGATTTTAATATCTCAATTCTCACGAGCTGGAGCTAACAAATGGCATATACAGAGGATGACCTAAAGTTTTTGCGAAAGATCGGGCAGATCGTAGACGAGCCTGCACCGGTTAAAGTAGCAAAAGAAAAAACAACTACTACAAACGAAAGCGAGGAATAGGTCAATGGCCGTATTTCTGTCAAACGGGGTTCAGGTCACACTTAATAGCGTGGACCTATCCGATCACGTAACAAGCGCAACAATTAACCGAGTATTTGAGGAGTTAGAAGTTACCGCTATGGGCGATAATGCTCGTAAGTATGCTAAAGGGCTCGAGACCTCAACTATTACTCTTGATTTTCTGAACGATAATGCGGCAAGCGGTCAAGGCGCGGTAAGAGCTGCGCTGCAAGCTGCGTGGGGTACTACAGTGCCTATTACGCTTAAGCAGACAAGCGCAGCAGTTTCTACGACTAATCCGGAATATCAAAGTACGATTTTGGTAAACAATACCACCGATATTAACGGCGCCGTCGGTGATATCAGTAGCCAGTCGATTACGTTTACTTGTAATTCAGTAATCGTAGTAGACACCACACCATAACCAACTAACAAAGGGGCAACAAATGGCACGACTCAAAATAACAAGGGCTACCGGCGAGGTTACTGAGCATCAAATCACGCCTCGAATTGAGTATGCCTTTGAGTTATACGCAAAAAAAGGTTTTCACAAAGCCTTTAGAGATGACGAAAAGCAGAGCGACGTTTATTGGCTAGCTCACGAGTGCCTACGCACAAGTGGCGAAACCGTTAAACCGTTTGGCGCTGAGTTTCTAGATACGTTAGTAAAGGTCGAGGTCTTAGACGATGAACCTTTAGGCTAGGGCGAGACTCCCTTACCTATCAGGTAGCGCAGCTATCTATTAGGTTAGGGATCTCGCCTCAGTCGGTACTCGATCTAGATACAGAGATGTACAAGATGCTTATACAGGTATTAAACGATCAAGCTAAGGAGGCCGAGAGTTATGCCAAGAATAGAAATCCGCGGAAACGTTGATCTACGCAAGGCTATACGCTCCTTTGCTCCTGATCTAGAAAAGCAACTACGTAAAGATTTGACAGCTGCTATGAAGCCTGTAGTAGCTAAGGCTCGAGGGTTTGCACCTGCTGAGCCACCTATGAGTAATTGGGCAGGTCGATCTTTCAGCGAGGGCAAGTTTCCGATTTATAACGCTAGTACTATTCGATCAGGTATTACTTACTCAGCTACCCCGGGACGAGTCAATAATTACGGCTTTAGTTCTATGGCTAAAATTATTAATAAGTCTGCCGCCGGTGCTATCTATGAGACTGCCGGACGTAATGGCCCTCAACCGTGGGTAGGCCCTAAAGCGGGAGGCGCTAGTAAAGGCGTAAGTCGATCCGTGAATCGTGAGGCAGGCGCACAATTTATAGAAAACCTACCTCCGCTAACTAGCAGTCTAAAAGGCCGAGGACGTTTGATCTTTAGAGCGTGGGCTGCAGATCAAGGTAAGGCTGAGGGCGCAGCTCTTAAGGCGATAGATACAATTACTACAGCTTTTAATGCTCGAGTGGCGGCCGGGCCTTTAAGTAGGGCTGCATAATGGTATTACCTGTAATTAATATTGGATCCAAGCTAGATGGTAAAGGATTTAAGCAGGCCGAAACCGCCGCGGACAAATTAGGCAAGAGTGTAAAAAATCTAGGTAAAGCTTTCGGTATTACTTTTGGGGCTGCAGTCCTGGTTAATTATACTAAAAACGCGGTTAAGGCTTTTGCAGAAAATGAGAAATCAGCCAAGCGTTTAACTACAGTAGTCAAAAACCTAGGACTTGCTTTTGAGGTACCTCAGATCGAGCGTAACCTAGACGATATATCGGCTAAGTATGGTTATCAAGGCGAGGTACTACGAGAGGCTTTCCAAAAGCTAATTGGTGTAACCGCCTCGGTAGCTAAATCTACTGAGTTACTAAACCTATCTCTATCAATAGCCGCTGGATCTGGCCAAGATTTATTAACCGTAAATCAGGATCTTGCAGCGGCTTACGTAGGTAATACTCGAGGGTTAAGAAAATATAACTTAGGCCTTACACAGTCAGAGCTTAAGACCTTAAAGTTTGAGGATGCCGTAGCTTTATTAACAGCTACTTTTAAGGGATCAGCCGAGGCCGAGTTAGGTACCTATAGCGGCAAGATGCGCGTATTAGGCGAGGCTGCCGATAATGCTCAAGAGATTATAGGCGGCGGTTTAGTTGATGCCCTTATGATTTTATCCGGCGATAGTACAGTCGATGAACTAGCTAAAAGTATGGCCGAATTAGCGACTAATACCTCGACAGCTCTAACTAATATTGCGGAGTTTGGTAGAGGTGTCCAAGACATAATCGGGCCTATATCTAGAACCTTAGAAAAGTTTATTAAAGTTACTCAACCTTTTGCAGATTTAATTTTTGCAGGCGATCCGACCGGGTTTATGGATAAACCTAGACCTCGAGCAGGGCGCTCTTTTGAGGGCGGCCAAGACTCTATAGCCGAAGCTAAATTACAAAAACAAAGAGCAGCTGCAACGGCTAAAGAGTTAGCAAACCAAAAACGATTAGCAGCTGAAAGAGCTAAAGCGGCTCGAGATGAAAAGAATAAAATATCTTTATCTAAGGCAGCTGCCGCTTTTGACAGTACCCGGATTTCGATCGCTGCAGCTCTACAGGCTACCTATGACAAAGAGACAAAGCTACGCCTCGAGGCTCTTATGCTTATCGAGCAGGATAAAGGCGATGAGGCCCTAAAGAAAATTAGCGAGCTAGCCAAGCTGCAGAAAAACGCAGACCTACAGCGCCTAGCCGGCGTAGAGACAATTAGCGGCGCTACTCTCCAAGCCCTAAATACTCAGCTGCTAACAGAGCTTAAAGTCATTAACGATAGCAAGATGGCCGAGGGTAATAAGGAGTTAGCGCGCGAGGAGGCGTTTAAGAAATATAACGCTGCTATAACGGCTGCCGGTTCTTTAATGGCTAAAGAGGCATATAGCGAGCGCGTACAGATTCAGCTAACCGAGATCGCTCGACTAGCCTCTCTAAGTAATACCTATAACGCGGCTAAAACAAATAGCCTATTACTTGAGTCTGCCGAGCTTTCTATGATCGATAGAGTAGCTAAGGCTCAAGCCTTGGCCGATGATGCTCGACTAAAAGCCCTTAAAGAGTATGCAGCGGCTTTAGGTGGGATCGGATCTAGTGCGCCTAAAGAGTTCATACCTAACTTTAAGCCTTACTTGACTACGCCTCCATCTACAACTATGGGGCCTTTTGCTCCAACTATTACAGAGATGCCTAAGCTTATAGATCCTAATGCCGGGGTTACTTATAACCCTACGCAAAATGCAGATCGTAATTACGACATAACTATCCAAGCCGGTATCGGTGATCCTGAGGCTATAGCTAGAGCTGTAGAGGATGTACTTAATCAGTCTACCTATCGAGGTACCTCAGTAAACCGAGGCTCAGGTAGGTACTATGAGTAATTGGCTACCGGAGTGGAGAATTACGGTAGGCACTACAGTTTACGATAACGTCCTAGCCGTAAATATGGCTACTGGCCGCGATGATATTGATCTACAATGTAACGCAGGCTACGCTCGTATGGAGATCGTAAACCTCGATAACTCAGCTTTTGATATCGATGTAACCGATGCTCTAGTACTCGAGCTTAAAAACAGCTCGGGAGTATACGTACCGGTTTTTGGCGGTGCCGTATCCGATTTTGGTATTTCGGTGCGCTCGCCTGAGGAAACCGGGTTTATAACGATCGGTAATATATTGGCCGTAGGCTCTTTATCTAAGCTTACTAAGGCTCTTTTTCCTGATGCCTTGGCTAAAGATACCGACGGAGATCAAATCTACGACGTATTGAACGAGCTACTTATTAACTCGTGGTTTGAGGTAGCGCCTGCTTTACAGTGGTTTGACTATGATCCTACGACTACGTGGGCCAATGCAGAAAACGTAGGCTTGGGCGAGATCGATCAGCCGGGCCTTTACGAGATGATCTCTCGAGCAGCTGAACCGACTAGCAGCTATAACTTATGCGCTCAGATAGCACAAAGCGCACAAGGCCAGATTTACGAGGATAAAGCCGGCCGAGTCTGCTACGCCGATACCGACCATCGTACGCAGTACCTATCCACTAATGGCTATACGACTATCTCGGCTAACTACGCCGTACCCTCTACGGTCAAATCGATTTTACAGATAGGTAAGATACGTAACTCCTTAGTATTTAATTATGGTAATAATTACAATAGCCAAGCTACAGCCCTAGATGCTGACTCAATAGCTAACTATGGCCGGTATCAAAATATCGTAACTACTAACCTCCATAACCTATCTGATGTAAATACGCTTATGACTAGAGAGTTAGGCCTGAGAGCTATACCTCGAGAGCAGCTACAGAGCATTACCTTTAGGCTCGATAATTCAGAGCTGCCCGATGCCGAGCGAAATAAGCTTATAAACGTGTTTTTTGGTGAGCCGATAGTAATTAACGATCTACCTATTAATATGTTTAATGGCTCTTTTAATGGCTTTGTCGAGGGGTTTGCTATTAAGGCTACTCCGGGTTATGTAGACCTAACCCTTACTCTAAGCCCTACAGATTTCTCACTGGTCGCGCCACAGTGGGCAACAGTTACCCCGGGATCCCTTGTATGGACTGGGGTAAATGCTACTCTTATCTGGCAAAACGCTTTTGGAGGTTTAACCTAATGGCAACAGTAACGCCTAACTTTAACTGGCCCGTACCTACCTCGACCGACCTCGTAAAAGATGGGGCTACGGCTATCGAGGCTCTAGGAGATTCTATCGATGCCTCGCTACTTGATCTTAAAGGTGGCACTACCGGGCAGGTACTTAGTAAAACCTCAGGTACGGATATGGATTTTACTTGGGTTACCTCCGATGATGCTAACGCTATCCAAAATACTATAGTCGATGCTAAAGGAGATTTAATAGCTGCTACGGCTGCAGATACTCCCGCTCGTTTAGCAGTAGGCACTAACGGTCAGGTTTTAACTGCCGACTCAACGGCTGGAACAGGCTTGGCTTGGGCTACACCAGCTGCGAGCGGCGGTTGGACTTCCATTGCTAGCGGTTCATTGGGAACAGCTCCATTAACTCTCAGTTCTATTAGTGGGTCATATAAAGATTTAAGACTGGTTTTGAGAGATTATTCTACGGCCTCAGCAACTTTAATGGCACTCCGTTGTAATAATGACTCAACCGCTAGCGCTTATAATCAGTCAGGTACATATCAAAGTACTACAACCGCTACAACTTTTGCCGGCCTAAACTCTTATGTTTTAATGGATTATGGCTTAAATATGTCCTCAACAGATTACCGAAATGCTTTGGTAATTGACCTCTATGATTACACAAATACAAACTCAAATAAACTTGGCAGATATATAAACGGTTTTGTAGAGCAAAGTAATGCAAATTATATTTTAGAACAAGGCGTTTTTATGTGGAACGCTGCAACACCTGCGGCAGTTAACAGACTTGATTTGGTTTTAGGTACTGGAAACTTTGACGGTGGTACTTATATCCTATACGGAGGCAACTAATGAAACGACTAAATCATAATGTCGAAACTGGCGAAATTACTGAAGTCGAAATGACTAAAGACGAATTGGCTCAGTTTAAGCTAGATCAAGACCAAGTTGCCGCTAGAACTACTCAAGCCGAAGCAAAAGCAACGGCTAAAGCTGCTCTCCTTGATCGCCTAGGCATTACAACCGATGAAGCAGCGCTACTCCTGGGCTAATGCTTACAAGCTATAACGGCTATCCGGCCTCTAAAGATCCGGACGAGATAAAAATAAAGTCCTACCCTGTAAAGGGTACGGATCGTAAGCTTAAATGTGCCGAGAGTGTGGGCCCACTCTTGGCCGCTTTTGCTGCAGAGTTTCACGAGCTAATCGAGCCGATCGATGAGGGTACCTTTGATGACTGGGGCTACGCTTTTAGGATGGTACGAGGCACTACCGATAAATTATCGTGCCACTCATCCGGTACAGCTATCGATCTAAACGCTACAAAGCATCCACTAGGTAAGTACGATACTTTCCCGGCTGAAAAGGTACCTATGATCCGGGCACTAGCTAAAAAATACGGCCTTAAGTGGGGCGGCGATTTTAAGTCTAGACCTGATGATATGCACTTTGAGGTAGAGGTAAAACTCGGCAAGGCTCAAGCCTTAATCAAGAGTTTAGGCTTATAATTATCTAAATCCTTAAGGGCGCTAAGGAGTAACAAAATGAAAAAGCAACTAATCGCAGCTGGCAAATCCTACGCACGTGCAGCTATTGCAAGTGCGGCCGCGCTGTATATGTCCGGTATCTCAGATCCTAAAGTACTAGCTAATGCGTTTATCGCAGGCTTAGTAGGGCCACTACTTAAAGCCGTGCAACCAAGCGAGAAGCAGTACGGTCTAGGCTCTAAATGATCCGGGCCCTGATAGGGGCATTATTGGGGATCTTGCTCCTGTCAGGGTGCGGTTACGACGGATGGGTTAGGTATGAGTGCCAAGAATACGAAAACTGGACAAAGCCTGAGTGCGTTGAGCCGCAGTGTACGGTTACCGGCACCTGCACTAAGGATCTTATTACGCGAGATGAATAGAGAAAAGAAAAGGCTAACGCCTGAGGATATACACGCTCGCCTAATCTTTCTTATCGGTGCGGTACTTGCCCTTACCTTTTTTGTAATTACAGGCGGCGCGGTTTATGCGCTTGTCTTTGTAACTCAGCCCGTAGGAGCTCAAGCTCCTAACGATCGAGACTTTATACAGCTGCTACAGACTCTAGCAATATTTTTAACAGGAGCTTTAGGCGGCGTACTGGCCGGTAACGGTCTTAAATCTAAGCCTAGAGATAGTACAAAAACCGACACGCCTAGTTAAATACTTGCCATATGTCAGAGGGTAGGCTCATACTGATACTACACACGCCGAGAGGGCTACTCGGGTAGTAGCCTAATCGGCCTTAACAAAGGGCGATATATGAACAGTGCAGACTTTCTAATAGTGTTTGGCATTACCGGGATAATGGCGGCGTTTATAAAAGCTGCTTATACACTGGGGTACCGACAAGGCCACGGCGAGGGCTTTGTACGAGGACGAGCTATTTATCAAGCTCTCCAAGATAAAGGTCTAGTGCGATAATGGGATTTTTAGATAACTACGAGGATGTAAACAGCCGTATTAAGCGTTTCCGTACAGAGTTTCCGACCGGACGATTAATCGCTTTTATCGAGGATATAAATCTAGACAAGGGTACGATCCTTGTAAGAGCTGAGGCTTACCGAGAATACGAGGACACGGTGCCAAGCGCCGTAGATTACGCTTTTGGTAACGTAGCGACACTGCCGCAAAATATGAAAAAATGGTTTATAGAGGACTGCC